ACTGGCTGTGTTGTAAACGCCTGTGGTGTTGTAGTATAAACTATACAGACCATTAGCTGTGTTGTTAGAGCCTGTGGTGTTGGAGCATAAACTATAATAACCAGTAGCTGTGTTGCTAAAACCTTCAGTGTTAGCAGTCAGCGCATTATCACCAACACCTACATTATAGTCACCAGTAGTAATACTATCTACAGCACCTGTGCCTAGTCCTATGTTAGATGTGGCTGTTGTGTTAATGAAAAGAGTTCCATTATTATAAATTGCACCAGTATAGTTAAGATTACCTGCAATATCTAAGGGATAGGCAGCTGTTCCTGATGTACCTACTAAAACATTACCATTAAACTCAATGGCTCCTGAAGTTCCTGATGCTGTCCATAATCCAGTATTATCGGTTGCCCACCCTAGAACTCCTGTACCATCTGTTTTTAAATATTGTCCGGCAGTTCCACCTGTAGCAGGAATAGTATAAGCCTGCCCGCCTGTTCCGTTTTGGATTTGCGTTACTATAATTTTACTCATTTCTACTCCTTAATAATCCATAATTTTTAATGTGCCGGCACCTGTTAGTGTCCATGTTTTTCCTGCATCAACCTCAATTGGGCCATACAACCAAGCTCTTTCATTAGCATTAATATTAAAAACAGCGTTATCACTAACATTAGTCCAATGCTTGAATACATTACCTACTGTTTCGATCGAGCCAATAGTACCAGTAAGTGTATTTTCATTAACAGCAGTACCTGATGTTCCACCGGTACCACCTACATATAAGTCTCCAACTAGATATATATTTTTACTAGAATCGCCATATAACCATTGATCTGTTCCTGAGGTGCCATTAGCAATAACTAAAGTATTAGAGTTGCTTTCCTCATATCCAGCTCTATATCCTATAAATATATTTCCAGTACCTGCAGTTCCTGCAGATAAACCTGCTTCGTATCCTAATGCGGTATTATTAGAACCTACAGTATTACTATATAATGCTTTATATCCAACTACATTATTTCCAGTACCTGTAGTATTAGAAGCTAAAGATAGATATCCTACAGCTACTACGCCAGTTTGATTATAGGAATTAATTGCTGCTCCTGCACCAATTGCTACAGACTCTCCAACAGTTCCAGCAGTACTACTTCTTAGAGCAGTACTACCAATTGCCGTATTTTCTAACCCGCTTAAATATTTTGCAGCTGATAGACCTACAGCAGTATTATTTCTTATAAAATCGGTATTTTCAGATAGAGCATCACTACCAATAGCTACATTATATTGTCCAGCAGTAGAATTAGTTAAAGTTCTTGTACCTATAGCAACATTATTATTATTGTTATCTACTAAAGAGAATAAAGATCTATTACCTATTGCAATATTATTATATCCGGAGGTTCCTGCTGACATAGCTTCGAAACCTACAGCTACATTATAATTTCCTGTAACATTACTATAAGCCGCTTTATATCCTATTGCTACATTAGATATTCCATCAGTTAAAGAAGTAAGTGCTTCATAACCTACGGCAGTATTTTTTAAACCTAAAGCAGTATTAGAGGCGAGGGCATTATAACCTAAAGCAGTAATATATGGTGCAGTATTTGGAGATGTTATTATATCTGCTAATTTAGAAGTAGCTATTCCTGCTGTACCATTTACATGGGCATTAGTAATAACACCATCTGCAATTTCAATATCTCTAATTACATCAGGTGCTCCACTATATCCTAAATAAGTTAAATAAGCCATACTATGTAATCTCTAAAATACTTGCGAAAGCTTCTACACTATTATTAGTACTAGCTTTGATTTTTAATTCATCTGATGCTGCTAAATTAATAGGTTTATCTAAAATTAAAGTTCCTTTATATGGAACTTCTACATCATTTGCAATATATACTGGATCTGCAGCACTTCCTCCTGTCGGAGCATTAGCACCAGTTACAGTTACGTCAACATTAACACTAGTACCTGTAGTACCAGTATTACTAATATAAACGGCATGAATAACAGAACCTACAGTACCACTAGTAGAGCATTGATATAATCTAGTACTAGTGGAACTAACCGCTACGGATGCATTAGTAAATGTATTTGCCATTTTAACCTCCTAAAGCTATAGCCATTGCTATAGATTGATCATCCACCCATGTAGCATTGGTGCCGTCATTTGATAAAAGTTTTCCAGTAGATGCTGTATTAATTGTAGGTAGTGTCCCTGCTGCTGCAGAAACATCTATTACAGTATCGAACCAACTACCGCCTCCAGCTGTACAAGCTGATGCTGTCGTATATGATGCATTAGTACAATAAGCTCTACGAGCATATAGTACACCATCACCCGTATTAAAAGCTAACTCACCTAAGTCTAGATTCCCTGTTGTAGGAGTTCTACCTTGTATTGCGCTTCTTTTTAAAGTAATACTTTGAGCCATATTGTAATCCTATAAATATAGCTGGGTAGACTTATCTACCCAGCTATTCTTTTATTTAATAATAACCACCATCAATACTATTAGTCCAAGTAGGTACTCCAGAAGAATTCACTGAAAGAATTTCTCCCATACCGTTAGTACCTGAAGTACCATGTGTAGACCCATCCCATTGACCTGCTGCTGTAATACCTAAAGGATCAGTTCCATTTCCATATACTAAACCATTAGTACCTACAGAACCTACTCCCATACCACCACTTGCTACTCCCATTGGAGTATTAGTAGATATAGCCCCTACATGAACAGTTCCCGAAGTACCTGTACCTATAGTTAAGGTATTATTACCTACTGTATCAAATAAGGTTACATTACCTGCTACATGAACATCGAAATCATTGGCATATAATCCATTAGCTACCATATCAGCTAATGCAAATCCACTAGTTCCGCCTGTAGTAGTATCTACTGTAGAAGCAGTATTTAGATCTTCCTGTGTATCTTTAAATAGATGGAATTTATTATCACTAGCATCTCTAATTAAACCAGCCCACATTGTAGAGGTACCTGCAGTACCTGCTGATCCATATCTACCTACAAAACCAATATCTAAAGTATCTGTAGTATTATTGCCCTTTGCTAGTTGTAATAAAGTGTCTTCTACTTGGATTTGACTAGTACTTACTGTAGTAGTATCTCCATTGATAGTAAGATCTCCTGTTACTACGAGATCATTACCCATTGTAACTGTAGAGGCTACATTACCAATATTAATATCAATGCCGGTAGTACCAGTAGTACCAATATTAATAGATCTACCACCAGTGGAAGCATTATCTACTTGAATATCTAAAGCAATAGCTGAAGAACCGTTTGAACCTGATACAGAGAAATTAGAATCTGTAGCAGCATCTAAAGAGATTCCTCCTTGGGAATCTAGTGCCATGCCGTTGGTTCCGGCATCTATATCTACTGAAGTACCATCTAAATCTAATAATGTAGTAGCATTTAAACCTACTGTGGCTGAAGTACCATATAGTTTATTGGCTTGAGAAATCTCAAGAATACCATTAGTACCTTTAATTTGTCCAGAAGTTCCTGCCCAATTAATGGTTTCCCCATTAGTTAAAATAATATCGCCTTCAATATCTAAATTATTAGATACATTTAAGGTATTAGCAGTTATTCCTACTGTACCTGAAGTACTATTTGTAGAGATATTAATATCAGAAGGTGTAGAAACAGTTAAATCTCCGCCTCCTGCTGTACCTGCTTTAATATATTGATTAGAATTTGTCCAGTAAATATATTTCTGCTCGGCCATGAAGACGTCACCTTCGACGTCTAAATTACCACTAATATCTACTTCATTTGCTGTAATATTTACTGTGCCCCCTGAAGAAGCATTTAAGTTAATAGCTTCATCAGCATTAACATTTACAGTATCTTCACCATCAATAGTTAGAGAAGTAGCATTACCTACGATACTAGAAGTGCCCGCGGTACCTCCTGCTCCATCATAGTTCCAGGAAACGGTTTTATTTACCGATAACTTAACATCGCCTTCTACATCAATATCACCAGCAATAGCTGCAGTACCATTAGCACCTGTAATATTTACAATGCGAGCATCATTTGCTCCAGTACCTGTACCAATATTAATTTGAGCATCCCCAGCCCCACTATTACTGGCTTCAACATCTATAGTTACTCCAGTAGCAGCCGCAGCTGTAACTGTTAAATTACTAGAATTTGCCGCATCTAATGATAAAGAATTTACAGTATCTATATCTAATCCATTACTTCCAAAACCTATAGTACCTTTAGTGCCTTGTATAAGTAATCCATCGCGTACAATTAATCCACCTGTTCCAGTTGTTGCATGTAAATTTAAATTACCTGCAGAAGAGTCTAGTGCGATATCTCCTGTTGCATCTACATCTAAAGAACTAAGATCCAAATCTGCGGTACTGGCAGCTATATGAATTGGCATTGAATTTGTATCAATACCTACTGATCCACCTGTACTAGATAGCGAGAGTTGAATGGAATTTTGGGCGCCGATTGTTACTTTACCTGTTGTACCACTAATAAAGTCTCCGGAATTACTCCACTGTACCTTTTTTCCATCAGCTACTTTAATGTAATCTGATATAGTATAGTTACCCGTTTGGTTTACATTTCCAGTATGAGTAATATTACCAGCAATTCCAACACTACCAGTTACATCTAGAGCAGTACCGTCGGCTCCAGAGGAATTACCTACAATTACTAATTTACCGGCATCAGCGTCCCATTGAACGAAATCTACAAATGCTCCGGTAGTACCACCCCAAGCTTTGAAATCGTATACTGCTCCAGCAGTACCTGTTTCACCTAAAGTAATAGACTGTAAGAAATGAGAGGGTTGTTTATATACAATCCTTTCATTTGAGTTAGTAGTATCAAAATATAAATATTGATTTCCAGCATTTGTACCACTACCTTCTCTAAATTCAAAGGCAGTTTGTAAATTATCTGGGAAATATATCTTATTCTGATCACTTAAGCCATTGAACTCGATCTTATTTGCTGTACCAAATTGGGTAGCAGCATTAGTTAAAATTGCAGTTACTGCAGCAGTTCCACTTCCTTTTCCTAGAAATAAACTATCAGAACCTTCTGCATACGCCAATTCGCCCCTAGATAATGTACTAGGTGCGTTATTACCTGAACTTCTTTTAATTTGAATAGTATTAGCCATAATATTTTCCTTACTAATACTTAATCTTATTTAAGATTTATATAATAATCAGTAATAACTGATTTTACCAGAAGCCACCATCTAATATTAGATCGCCATATTCGCCTACGACTCCGGCTGTTGTTCCTTCCCCTATTTGATTAGCTAAAATTAATTCTTCCCAGCCTGCCGTACCTGAAGTACTAGTTATGGGGGATGTTCCTGATGTACCTGTAGTAGTTACTAAAGTACTATCTCTGTATACCATTATTCTATTATTAGTAGTATCGTACCATAGATCTCCTTCATCTAATCCGGCGGTACCGGCGGAAGGAGCTGTATCTTGCTGCCAATAATTATCTACAAGTTCTTCTAAAGCTCCTTGTAAATTTGTACTTGTTAAATATTTATAAGGAGTAAAGCCTACTGCTCTCGCAAAGCCTACTCCCGCTGTAGTCATTACTGTAGTTTCACTACCATCATTTTCTGAAACTGTTACAGTAATATAAGGTTCTGTTACTATAGTTACTGGCATTACCTAGTTACCTCTGAGGATACCTTTACGGTTCCTTGTAATAATCTAAGGGTTGAATTACTTGTACCAGAAGTGCCATTAGTTAGCTCTACATCATATACATAAGTATATGCTGGATCTAAAGAACTAGTTTGAGTTTTTGTTAAGCCCATATTGAAAAGACCTGCTGTTGCACTAGTGATAGTACATGTAAAAGTTGCTGCAGGGCTGGAATCATAATAAGATTTACGGATTTGAGACTCTACTGTCCAATTTGTTAAATCTAAATCTGTACCAACAGGTTGATCTACTTGACACTGTAAATCATAGTCTACACCTTGCTCAATAGTTAAGTTATGAATTCCTGCTGCCATTTTATTCTCCAATTATATTACTTGGAAAAATTTTTCCAAAGTTGTAGTACCATTCTTTTAGAAAACTATCTTAAAAATTCCTATTTATTCAGTAATTATACCAAGATAGATTAAAAAAGTCAAGGGTTATTTTTTTGATGGTCCTAATCTAAATTTCCTAATTTTACTCTAATATTAGAACCTTCGTAAACACTAATAGTATCATCATTTATTTCTAGTCTAGAACCAGAAGTTGCACTTTTAATAGTAACTTTTCCTGTTTTAGATACTTGGAAAGGAGCACTAGTACTAGTACTATGTCCTACCCAAATTCTATTAGTAGAGTCTGAACCACTCAACTTCACTATATTATTACCTCCTCCAATAGTAATTTCTGAAGTTGCTGTAATTCTACTACCTAATAAAGTACCAGTAGCTATCATATCACCATCTATATAAAGAGTAGAAGTTACCCAACTAGAACCATTATATCGTTTAGTAGTAGAGACTGAAACATCTGAAGTTTTATAAATAGTTACTACATCATCTTGTACTGCGGAACTACTAGGAGTAGCTCCATGTGCCGTTGAATCGGACCAAGCTCCTGTAGAAGTTCCTACTCTGTAAAAACCGGGGCCTCTTCCTCCTGAACTACCTGAGGAGCCTGAACTACCTGAGGAGCCTGAACTACCTGAGGAGCCTGAACTACCTGAGGAACCTGAACTACCTGAGGAGCCTGGAGTTCCTGAAGATCCAGAAGATCCAGAAGATCCTGTAGACCCACTCATATTGATAAACCAATCAATACTAGAAATAGTACCACCGGCTCCAGTTACTACTTCTGCAAATACTGCATCATATTCTGTATCTTCTGAAAATGCTCCAGTGCCTGTTTTACTAAATTGTCCACTACCTAAATAAGTAGCAGCATAAGCTTTACTAACATTAGCATCAAAGTATACTACGGAAGTTCCTGCATTAGAAAAAGTTATATTACTTTGAGAAATGATAGAAGTCTGATAACCTCTGGGATGAATATAAGTGAAACTAGTAGGATTAAATATAATAGTATTTCCACTATAACTTACATTAGAATTAGTTACTGAACCTCCAGAAGCTATAGATGTATCACTATAAAAAGGTACTGATTGGACATTAGAACCTCCGCTTAATTGAACTGCTCCCGATATATTTAAAGAAGAACCATCCCACTTAATGTAGTTAGAATTATCTCCAATATGTAATTTGAAAGGCTGACCTACCTGTTGCCCCATCCATATACCATTGGCACCATGTCCATAGGAACCTTTAGCTCCTGTTCGGAAATACTGTGCAGAAGTTCCGGTAGTGCCATTTACATAAGATAAATTATAATTAGCTGCAGCAATAGTACCTGATACTATTGCTCCACTTGCTGTAAGAGTACCGGCGGTATCCCAAACTAAACCATTACTACCACTATTAGATCCTAAGTAACCACTTCCATCTGTTTTTATCCATAAAGTCTGTCCAGATACTCCTTTTGTAAAAGATTTAAATCCTGTAGAGTCCATTACTACACGACCACCTGTAGCTCCTGTAGAAGCTGTTTGGAAAGTAAGGCCTGTTATTAATCCTGAAGTTAGTTCTCCTACATTTGCAGTAATAGCAGATAATTCATTAGTATTAATTTGATCCGCTTCTACGGTTCCTGCATATACAACTCCTGCTCCTAAAGTTCCTGCAGTTACTAGACCTGCATCTAGGTTTCCTGCAATAGAACTATTAGTAATAAGAGCTCCTCTAGCTCCGTAGGAATTACCAGAAGATACTAAAGTATGTACAAAAGGATACCCATTGCCCCAAGTTCCCGTACTTCCATTAGTGCCATTCCACCAATTTTGTCCTGGAGTTCCTGTTATAGTATCTGTACCAGATTTGCCCGTAACTGTTATAGCACTAGAAAAAGTATTATCATCAGTTAAGGCTTTAATTGTAGCTCCTACAGGGATTAAATTAAAATCAATAGGATTAACATGAAATGAAGTACCAGTAGCATCATTAAAACTGGCAATATTAGACATTCCATATTCATATCCTATACCTGCAGTTGATACACCACTTGAGTTTAATTTTAAACCGGAAGAAATGGAACTATTTCCATCTACATCATACCAGACTAATTTACCATAGTAAATAGAACCGTCTATATCTATATCATGAATAGCTAAAGTAGTTCCTCTACTATAAGAACCTACCTTATTTGATACACTAGGTGTAAAATCATATCCGTTAGTACCTCCAGTATGTGAAGCTCCTATATTTCCTTTATGTATATGTAAATCTACTTTTACTAAATCTGGATCTGAAGGGTTCTCCCATTCGGCTATTACTTTATTAATACCACCTTTAATGGCTCCATTACTACCGGAATTAGGCCCTACAGTATCACCAACTACAGCGGCTGCTAAATGTCTCCCATAGGAATACTGTGCACCCCAAGAATTAGCTCTAATTCTTGTAGTATATTCTGAGCCTGTCTGAACTGATGTAAGAGTTACTATAGAAGTACCTGAAGTTCCTTCATTATTTGGTATAGTTATTACATTCCAGTCTATGTTCTTAAGAACTACTGAATGTGAAGAAGCCCAGATATTAACTAACTGTCTATCTATTTCTACTTGATTAGAACCTAACTTTGAATTTACAAATACAGTTTCATTAACTGAAGAATTATGTATTTGGGAACCTACTTGAGTATTAGAATAAAAAGATACAGGTAAAGTAACTATACTAGCACCTGCAGTACTACTTGAGGATAAAGTTCCTGTATCCGCAGTACCATATGTACCTGTATTAGCGTATTTAACTAAGAAATCTCTACAGGCGGGTCCAGAAGCTTTATCCCACTCCCATCCTACATTTAAATTATATTGATTATACAATCCAGTACTTTGAACTGTAGTATTATGTGTTATATTTGTTACGGGGGAAGGTTTTATACTACTTTCACTAACTGTAATAGTATAATATCCTGCGGTTCCTGCAGTAGCAGCATTTCTCCAAATTTCCCAGTCAGAAACTTCTTTATTACCATCTCTTAAAAATACTTCACCCCTTACTCGAACAAAGTATGTACCATTTGGAAGACCAAATACAGGAATAGTACTATTAAATGTAGTATGCTGATTCTTAATTACAGTAGAAAATCCATTATCTACTGCAAACTCTGTTTCTAAATAAGTAGCATCGCCATTTAAATTTAGATTTAAATAAGTATAAGATATACCATAAGGTTCATTATAATATAGAGATTCTACACCATTATCAGTAGCTCCAATATTAATATGAGGAGGAGTTTTCATACTTACAGATTGGCCTGAAGTACCTCCTCCAATATTTAAATCTAAACCTATCTTTCTAATACTATCGTCGCCAAACTCATCTAATCCTGCCCATTTAATATAGAATGAAGTTCCTGCTGTTCCTGCAGTAGTAACTATACCTCCATAAGTACCTGATAATTTGGTTACTCCGTCACCTAAATTAGTATCTATTAAATATTTACCAGAAGAACCTGCAGAAGCAACATTAGTAATAGCTGATGAGTCTATCCAAGCAATTAAGCCATAAGGATCATAATCATTTAAAACATCATGCCATAGAGTTATGGAACTATATCCTGCATCAAATTCATTAATATTTACCGAAGAAGGTGCTGTATTTTTTATACTCATAGTTCTGCATAACTCCCGGATATTTGACTTGCTGGTCCTTGTGCCCAGACTCTAAATATGATATTATTTCTATAAGCTCCTGTTGCTCCTGAATTAGCAGAAGCATAAGCCGTTTTATTATCCGCTAAAGGATAAGTAAACTTAATATTATTTCTCCCTGAGGTTCCTCCAGCCGCTCTATTAGTATAGTTTTGTGTAATTCCTCCAGGAGTTATTACTTGTACTTTATATCCAATACAATAAGCTTCAGGAGCTTTATCCCAAGTAATTATTGGATCACTACCTAAAAATTCTGAATTATCTCCTGATGCAGGATTTAATAGCTTTAAATTCTGCACTGTTGCCATTGCTGTAGCAGGATTTATTGTAGTAGATATGGTTACTTCATTACTAGTTAACCCAGCACTATTAACTGCTCTTACTCCAAATATATAAGAACCGGAGGGCAGATCTCTTACTTCATGATATAAAGTATCAACTGTTATATATCCATATACAGAGGGAGTAGACTCACCACTTTTAGTACCTACCCAAGTTATAGTATAATAGGATATATCAGAAGAACCTGAAGCATTCCAAGATAGAATACCTTGAATACCTACATATCCATCCCAAGTTTCTGCAGAAGCCCAAGCTCCTGTTTCATTATTAATAAAAGAGCCAGAAATATCAAAAGTAGTAGAACTAGGAATATTTAGTATTTGTTTATTGTCTCCATTATAATTAGTACTACCTGTTATATTGATTTTCGATCCTACAATTCTATTGTGGTTAGTAGAAGTTGTAACTCTTATTCTACCTCCTCCAGCATCAGCTATTGCAGATATTTGTCCCGATTGCTCACATAAAGTGCTTTGAGTATACTCTGTCTTTGCTGCCCAAAATCCTGAAGTAGCTGCTGTTCCTGACCAAGTTTTTGTTATATCAAAACCTCTAGTACCATTAATGGCATCTATTCCATAAGTACCATTATAAGCAGATACAGAACTATTTGTAATAACAATATTCTGTCCAGAAATCCTATTATGATTATTAGCAGTAGTTACTGCGATTCGTCCAGAAACACCAGAAGAAGCATAAGAACTAATAGTACCTGCTACAGAATCACAAGAACATATTCCTCCTCCTGATACAGCATTATATACTAAACTTGAAGGAGCTAGAGGGGCTGTACTATTGCCAGAACCTGTAGTAGAAGCAGTTGGATAACCACTAGAACCTGAAGTAGATATTCTATACATATCATCTGTATGCTCGGATGCAGTAATATCTATAGTACAATCAGGATTTACAACTAATTGAGTAACTCTGAATAGCTTAGAACTCCAATCAAAAGAATCATAAGTAATATCAATAACTTCACCTACCTGAGTATCTAAAGCTTGAGGAGTTGCTTTAAAATTAATTTGTACAGGATATCTAGATTTCTTTAACTCTTGTTCAATTCTGCCTCTGGCAGTATAATAATTAGTTACCCCTGTTAGGCTAACTCTACCTATTTTCTGTTTATTATTGTCAGCAACTTTATAATCACTATTATAAAAAGTTATAGCTTTACCAGACCATTTATTGGCTGGGTCAGATAAAGAAGTAGATATTGTATTCCATTTATCTTTATTACCTTGTTCTTTAACATTAATAGCTCCTATAATATTATCTATATTAAAGGAAAAGGTAGATCCTTCTTGAGTAGCAAGTTTTAAACTATACTGTCCTCCAGAAAATCTTAATATCCCATTAAATTGTTTTAATATACCATTAATATTTTCAAATAAGGACTTATCTGTTTCAATTGGCATATTAGTTTGATGCATATACCTATAGTTATTATTTTGGGAAGGCCATCCTAACCATTTCCAATAAGGTAACCAATTAGAATCATATGTATTATCTATAGTTTCGACTAGATTAGCTACGCCACCACAGTTTCCTGCCGTTCCTCCTGATCCACATGTACCTACAAAACTACTAGCATCTATATTACCTATTTCAATATTTCTGCCATACCGTTTGCTTCTCATATAGTCAAGTAACTGTAAGGAAGGATTAATAGAAAATTCTCTAGTATTATAAGCTCCTGTAGTTCCTGTACCCAAATAATTATAGGTTTGAACCTGCATTCCTTTAACTACAAAAGATAAGTCTGGAATATTATCATAACCACCTGCAGCGGAACCTATCTTAAATCTACATACAGCATAAGCTGTATCTAACATTTTAAACTCTGGACCCCAGTAGTCTCCTGCACAAGGTTGATTTCCACCTGTACCACAAGTACTACCATAACCTGCTTGATTTGTAAAACCCTGATATTCTTGAGTAACAAACCCAGGACTTATAGCAGTAGCGTATAAATCAGAAGAATAACCTTGAGTTCCAGAAATTCCAGAACTAGAACTAGGACCATATCCTGTAAAGAATGTTAAATCAATTTTACCATCTAGTAAACTTACATGATCTTGATGTCCTAAATCTAAAGTACTTCCACTATCTGCTCTTCCTACACAACCTCCATCCTCTCCTCTGGCTTCTGCATCTGATTCATTTAAACAAATCATAGGCTGACCATCTATATAAACATCTAATAAAGAGTGCACAGGGCCTTCACAAATTGCATATACTACCCATACATATGAACATCTATTATCTAGCTGTTCATTAAATAATGCTACCGCACCTTGGTAAGATGCATCACCTATTGACCCACTAGGATAAGAGGCTCGTTCTGGGGCTACGGAGGAAGCATCCGCTTTTTGTAAATCAGCAAATACAGGAATACCTTCTACCTTCCTTACTCCGTATATTACAGGTAAGGACTTAGCAAAAGTATTCATATTGAGATCTACTGTATCATTTACCCATACAGTATAGTTAGATACTTTAGTTCTAAAACCAAACCAAGAAGACTTAACTCTTACTCGTTCTTCAGGTCTTTTAAACTGAGCTTCAAAATTAATAGCTCTATTAGCCCATTTAAAACCTTTATCATAGTAATAATCTGCATATAAACAGTTAGCTAATTCTGGGGATCCTGAAGTTCCAAACCCTCTATGTATCTCATCATCCGTTAAACGACCTGTTACCCTTTCAAAATCTGCCCAATGACTACTAATAGTCCAGGTTACTTTACTAGCTTTATAAGGGTCTTCAGATACTTTCGAAGCAGTAATTAAGCCTCTAAATAACTCGAATGGATTATCAGTAGACGAGACAATACTACCCGTAGAATCTATAAAAACTTTATAAATAGTTACTTCTCTATTTATAAAGTTATTATCTAAAGGCCCTATATTTAAAGGTCTGCGTACTTCGTCTATTATTTCGCCAGGTAAGGCTATAGATATGGTATGAGCTGCGGCTTTACTAGTCTCGGTGATTTGAGATACGCTTAGTAATTTGCCTGCTACATATGTGTTACTACTCCACATAATATCGTGGGCAGCATCTGTCCAATAAAGAAAAGCTCCAGTTGGTAACTCGAATTTTACTAAATGAGCATATATAAGATTTCTATTTCCTAAATGTGATTTTAGTGCTGTGGATAGTCTTCCCATTATTCTGCCTTATACATAATCGCCGGTTTCTTCTAAATCTAAAGAAATAGAATATAAATTATTAATTCCTAATGCGTACTCCTGTATATCATTTTTTAAAGTTACATAAAAAGGTACTTCGTAAGTATATAAATACTTATTAGCTGCAACTGTTTTAGTTAAAGGCGGAAATAATGTTAGCTGTCTAAAACTACCGGTGTCTGACATACTTGTAATGATATGAACTTTCTTATTATCTTGAAAAGCTACTACATCACCTGCTACTAACTCATTACCAGAAAAAGATGCACTATTCCAATTCTTTGTAGAAATTGTAGAGACTCCTGCAGTTCCTGAAGTAGCTACTTGAATAAGTGCATTTCCGTTAGTTCCTGCAGAGGAATGTAAGCTACCATTTTGAGGTTCTCTATATTGGGGAAGTACTACTTTGATTTCATTTAAACGACCTCGTAATTTTAATAACTGTAAATAAACATTCTGAAATTGAGATTTAGTTACTTCTGGATACCTAATAGAAAATGCCCATTTTTGTCCTGCTACTTGTCTAGTATGTATTTTTCCACTCATAGCGGTGTTACTCATAGTAGGGCTATTTGAAGTTAGATCTACTGATATAAAACCAGGTCCTTGTGGAGTAGTATATGGATCATATAATCTTTCTGTCATTTTTTAATCCTCTAAAAATCTCTGTCCTTGGGACCAGGCTGCTTCTCTAATTAGACCTACAATATGGCCTCTCTGATTAGTAAGTAGATCTTCTACTCCACTAGCATCTACAGTTGAGATACTAAAATTAACATTTACAGGTTGTCCATTAGATATATTTTGATTAGACTTAATATTGCCAGAAGTATCGGGTACAAACAGCTCGGGACCGTGTTCACCTACTAAATATCCGGCACCTTCTTGGGCATCACCACCATAAGCACGTCCTCTTATACTATCTAATTCAGCGGCAGTAGCACCACCAGATACATCTACACCAGTATCTCGTTTACCTAAAGTAATAGCAGTAGCAGGAGCTGCTGTAGTATCTAAAGCTGCGATTTTTGCGGAAGTAGCTTTTTTAACGGCAGCCATTTGTTTAGCACCGAACGCAATAACTATACCTGCGGCTAATGCAGCGGCAGGTGGGAATGCAGCAAAAGTAGAATATGCTTTCATTGCTGCAGATGCAGTACTAATAGCAATCTGGGCCATAGCCATAGATTGTTGCTCTTTTAACATTTTAATTTTAAGAGCTTTAATTTTACCTAAACTTTCTTCTGATTTACCATCTCTCTTTTGCTCTAATTCAATTTCGGCATTATACATCATATGATTAGCCTGCATTACTGAATTAAGAGCTCCCAATACGCCTTGAGCCGCATTAGCTGCTGCAGATGCCCAACCCTTCCAACTAGCTTCACTATCATTTAATACATCATTTAAAGATTTGAGGTTATCAAACATAGTAAGGAATTCACCCATTCCATCGGTTTTTCCAGCTATACTAGTCATAGTTTTTTCAAACTGTGCTTGTTCTGCAATTTTATATTTAATTCTAGCTATTTCTTCTTCTTTTTTTCTTTGCTTTTCAAGCTCAGCTGTTAGTTCTCTAGCTAATTCTGCACTAATTAATCCATCATTTAATAAAGAGTCTACTAAAGTTTGTTGCGATATATACTTTTGATTTACTAAATCAATATTAGTTATATACTCCTTATCTAACTCTTGTTGTAATTGTTTTACTTTTAGTATATGTTCATTTTCTAATTTTAATTGTTTAGTTTTTTGTATATCTTCTATTTTCCCGATTTTTGCTCCTAGTTCATCAAATCTAGGAGAGCCTTTTTTACCTTCTATTAACATTAAAGCTTGCTCAGCTCTTAAGGCATTTAATTCAGCACTATAATTAGTGGCTCCTTTTAATCCGGCGGCTCCAATAACTGCTCCTATTCTATCTAGTGCTACTTCCTTTTGAGCTTTTACTAAATCATCATAAGCAGATGCTAAATTTTCAATAGCTGCGGATAGTTTATTAATTCTATCTTCTGCAGAATCTGTACCTTCTAATATTTCTTCAGTATTAATACCATAGCTTTTTGCAAATTCTTCCAAATTTTTAGCATGAGCTTTAAATCCGGCATCTTTATCTTCGTTACCCAATTTTGTTACTTTATCTACATATTCGTTACTTAATCTTATAATATTATGAAATTCATCTTGTACTTTTTGTGCGCTTGTTTTTGTTTCTTTCCAATATTCTGAATGTTTCTTACTTAAAGCTTCTACAGAATTTTTATACGCAATATAGGCTGCTCCTACTTCTAATAAAGGTTTTACGGAGGTTTTCATAATTTTTTGAAGTTCAGTTACTGCCGTAATAGCCTTTCCTTCACCGATTTTTTCCATTACTTCTTGGAACCATTCAAAATTATCTGTATTTAGAGCATTAGCAAGATTTTCGAGAGGTTCTCCCATATTTTCAGCTATACGTGTCTTAATACCTGAAAATACAGGGGAAGCTCCAAACTCTTTAAAATGTCTTTTTAATAGATTAAAAGTATTACGTAAACTACCTGTAGAAATAAGGGCTTCAGGGGCTATATCACCTTTTTCGGAAGAAAATGTTTCCTCTATTATTTCAGTCATTTTAGCTTTAGCGACTTCATTCATTTGAGTAAATCTGTCTAAATCATTTAAAGATTTTTCTAACCTATATTTAAATAATTTTACCCAGTCATCTCCTTTCATCACTGGGGAATCTATACCCGCTTCTGCTTTTTCTCTACTCCAATGAAAAGAATTTTTTAATCGTTTCCACCAACTATCTCCTGGTACTCCTTTCTTTTTCTCAGCTTGCATTAATAATGCAGTATTCTCTGCTACATCATTAGCGGCATCAGCAATTTCTTCTGCAAAAGGGTCTATATCTGTATAAGCAGCCTTTCTAGCTTCTTTTAATTCTTGTAATTTTTCTATTTCAGTATCATATTGTCCTATAATAGTATTAGAAACATTAATAATAGTTTGATAATAATCTGCAGTATTAATCATACCAGATATATTTTCTTCCTGTACATTATTAAGAATCTTAAAAGTTTTACCTAATCTAGTTAAAACTTTTACAGATTCTTTTACAGAATTATTATAATCCTCTTGAGCCTGTTCTAAAGCTTTTAATTGAGGAGTTTTCATAGTATCTCTTATATAAGAGATAGCAGTAGTTAAAAGGATTATTGGACCCAATAATCTCATTAAGCCTCCTATAGCTTTAGAAGCGAAAGCTGTAGCAACTCCTACAGCTCGGAAAGATGCTGCTAATATACCATTTGAAGCTGCTGTCATTTTTATGTATCTAATAGATACTTGTAAACTTCTTACAAAACCTTTTCTTTCTATTAAATTACCTACTTGAGATGAAGTTTGAGCCATCATCATAAAAGCACCAGTAGTTCTAGCTATACTACCCGAAACTGCAGCAGCACCTCTAGCTGTAACTAAAGATATTCTATTCCACATATTCTTGGAAGTTACAACTACACCTTTTGCTACTTTGTCATTAACTTTCTTTAAAGCTATAAATTCATCTCTAGTACCTTTAAAGGCTCCTTTAGTGGCTTTCCCAAATTTATCAAACTCAGGGCGCATACCTCTTAATGTTTTTTGTGCTGCTCTTGCTAATTCTTCCCCTCCTTTTCCTGCTTCTATAGCCATTCTGAAGGGAGATTTTTTACCTAATTTAGAAATATCTATATTTCTTTTAAGAGCTACCGCATGGGAATCCATAGCCTCTGCTGCTTTATTAGCTTGTCTAGTAGCTACTGAAAAACCTTTATTAGCTAAACTGCCCATACCTACAGCCAAATTATGAGCGCCAGTACCTAACGAAGCAAATCTGAGGCCTATAGCATCTAAAGCTGGGGCGGCTTGCCTAGTAATAGTTATTGCCATATAAGCGAAAATACCTACTAAAGCCTCATTATTTCTAGAAAAGAAACTGGCTATAGGTTTTAATACGTTATTTAGTAAAGCTAGAGCATCTTGTATTAGTGTAGACCATACTGCATGTAATCTAGTAAAATCATTTATGGTTTGCTCTTCTAATAATGTTTTAAACTTTCGTTCGCCTTGAGTTAATACCTCATTGAGGATAGCTTGTTGTTTTTCAAAAGTAGATAGTTCTTCTGCGGTTTTATTTAAAGATCTAGCATATTTATCCGATGCAGGTTTAAGTCTTAAAATAATACCTAATTCGTCGAGCAATTCAGGTTCTGCTTTTACAACACCACGAATAAGTCTATCCATGGAATCCGTCATATTTCTACCTAAAGCAACTGATGCTGCTTTGGCAACTTTACCTAGTCTTTCTAGCTGTGGAGCATTAAAACCTGCTTGTGCCCATATTGCTGAAGCTCTGGAGGCCTCAGCAAAGCTTAACATTCCATTAGTAGCTTCTTGAAGAGATATAACCATACCTTGTAAATTAGCACCGGTTTGGATTGTCATAATCTCTAAACCTTTACGCATATTTTCAATATCTGCAGCTCTTGATAGAGCTCCAAATGCTGCTGTTAATGCAAAGATATTAGCAGCTAAAGTAGCGTATGCAGGTACAAGTACTCCTCTCAAGCCTTGTGACATTTTTGAGAAGTTTTTTGAAGCTCCAGAAGAAGCATTTGCTACGCCTTTTATATTTCTATCAGCTTGGGCTGCTGCTCTAGAAGTTCTTTTTAAGCTGCCTTTATCATCAACTTCTACTCTTACCTGTTTTACTACTGTATCTGCCATTATAAATTCCGGAACTACTTCTTTCTTGCTCTTTCCATTGCTTCTCGAGATTTCTTCTTTGCTTTATTATCGAGTATGGAAATAAGTTCAAGTACTAGAAGTCTTTGATGCTTATCTACATCAAGTATATTCATCAGGTCTAGCACGCCTGACATTTGCTTTCCTGTATATCCTACATCTGCTACTATATTATCTGTTAATAGATTAAATATTGCTATAGCTTTTGGGACTATTTCTGGAAAATCAGATTCATCTCTAGGTATTTCTTCTGGAATGGGTTCTTTACCCAGTTGTTCCATCATATCTAAATACTGGTCTTTTGACATTCCAATTTCGGAATTACTTAACCAATTATTAAAGTTATCTCTAAGTTCCTGAACTTGCTCTTGAGCGAAACTCAGCTAGGTCAAAGACCACCTCATTAATCCAAGTATCAAATTCTGTAGAATTTTGCATTAAAATAAGTGCATTATCTTGTGAGTATTCTAACTCTGCTTCTTCATCTTTAACATTAGTAAGATCAACTAAAATGAAATTTTCTAAATAAGAATATTTAAAGCCATCCCAACCTCTAACTACAGCTTTTGTAAATTCTTTTGCGAATAAATCTTCGTCTAATTCTTCTACAGGTTGTCTTGTTTTTCTATCAAATTTAGTATGTACACAACGTTTACGTAGTTTAACTAATTCGTCTCGAGAAAGATGAGCTACTTTAAAAATCAAACCTGGATTACCAGGATACTCCATGTCTACTACTTTCTCATTTACTAAAAGATTTTTTAAATCCATGTTATATTATTCTCCAATTATGGGTAAGTTATAAAATCGCCCGCAGTTCCTGTAGTTCCTACATATCTAAAATCGTAGGCTCCTGTGTATATATCTGCAGGTTCAACTCTTGTAGTATAAATACAAGAGTTTAATGTAATTGTAGCCTTTTTAGGTTCTCCTATTTCAAAGACTATAGGTTTAGTATTGGTACTTAGAATACTATCGGAATTATCACTAGTTACATAGTGATTTATAGTACCTGATATATTTCTTTTTGTTAATCTATGTATAGATGGGTAATATATAGATGTGTCTTGTATACTTTCTTGATCAAGCCAATCTATTTCATTAGTGAATTGAAGATTAGCTCCAGTAAAATTAGAAACTACATTACCGTCTACTTTTGGATTAATTATTCCTATAAATTCTGAGGTAGAACCACTATTTTGAGTAGTAAGAGCTGCAAGTGTAGTATCCGCAGTATCTCTAGATACTCTTTGAAGTTTACCTCCTTGGCCTGTTACATTTATGAACATAGCTTCATCTTTCTTTAAATCAAAAGTTATAGAATCTAAGATTGAATCAGTAATGTAGTAAGCGCTTTCATTTGATAAAAAGTATATAGTACATGTATTTAATTTTCTAGAACCTTCTAAATCTGGACCGCTCATATTAAAAAACAGGTCATAAAGCACCTGTTCTCTATTTTCAGAAGTTAAATGAACTTCAAAAGAGAAATCAGCAGGATTTGCTTTTGTGACCTGTCCGGCATCCGACAAAGCGGTATTATGTAGTGTTCTAACTGAATAACTTTCTTCTTGTAAAGTTTGAGAAAATTTAAAGGTGCGGGAAGCACCTAAGTTGTACTTCCCGCTACCATATACTATATAAATTTCTCCACCTCTAAGAAAATTATATGTAGCCATTTCTCTTACCTACTAGGAAGCGCAACCAGCTGATCCCGCAGTAGATGTTGTCTGTGCAACATATCGTACAGATAACTCTCGTGGATCACTGACATCAGTAATAGCTTTACCATATCCAGCGGTTCCACCTACATAACCCTGAGCTTTAAAGTCAATAGATACACCGACTACATCACTAATTTCAGTAGTAGGAATATTTAATTGAGCGTTTGTTACAGCAAAAGCAACATAAGGAGCTGTTGTACCACCCATATTTAAGTTCATACCAAAATGATTAGAAATATCTGTAGAAGCACCTGCTAAATCTGCTAATAGTTGCTCGGATCCATCAGTACCTGAATTAAGGTATGCTGTTAAGTTTCCTGTAATAGAACGAGAACCGGTAAAGGAACCGATAGGTGAATCAACTGTTGCTAAGTTATCTGGAGTGATATAAGTAATATTATTATTATAAGTAATAGTACCACCTGTAATAGCTAAAGTATAATCTTTATCCGTTTCTGTGAAGGAATTAGGTGCAGTAGATACACCGGCGGTTGATCCATTAGTACCTCCTTGAGCTCTACCCCAAGCACGTAAATTAAGAGTACTTAACTTATTACGAATATAATCAGCTGCTGCGGGTACTTCACGAGCTCCGCAGTTACCTTGAACACCCCAAGTACCTCCACCAAGTAAACCAGTAGTTCCACCTGCAGTACCACAAGTACCAGAAGTAAGACTAGTACGTACTGGAATTGGGCAACCTCCTAGAGTTCCATCAATAAAGGTTCTTCCGAATCCAGACCATGTAATTTGAGCAATACCATCGATACTAAAGTCAACTTCTGCCTGGTTAATCTGACAGCCTGTCATCTTATATGTAACATCTCCAATTACGAAGTACATATTTAATTTAATTAATTCGTGCGCATTACTTACACCTGCACATACACACATACCCTCAGATCCTAAAGCACCTGCTTGATCTGATCCAGTACAAGTACCTGAATAACGAATAGCAGCAGTACCAGAAGTACCACGCCAAATACAAGTCTGTCTAGCGGATACTGCATTAGAGGCGGTTAAAGAAGCCCATAAAACTTTATCTACAGAATCATATACATTATCTCCAAAAGCACGTCCACCACCTGCACCAACACTAACTCCTGAAGTACCACCAGTTGCTGCGGTTCCTACATTTGTTTGATAATAAGGGCGAACATAAGTAGTAAATGAAAACTCTGCCGGAGCTAAAGAGGTATTATAAACGACGGATCCACGTTGTGGAGTTGCTCCTGATTCATTCAAAGTAATTTCTTGAGTTTCATTACCTTGTGAAAATGAGAAGCCATCTTGAATGGGGATTTCCCATGTATTATTAATACTATGATCACTTTCTACAGTACTAATATATAATCGAGCATTTCTCGAAAGTTGAAAAGCCATATTTTTCTCCAAAAATATACTTAGTCTTATAATCTATATATACGACTATTGTCTGATATGATTATTTAGACTAGCTATTGGTGACCTGATAACGAACTTCTATTGTCATTTCGCCCACCCCATAAGGAGCTAAAAGCCCCTCATCTGTATTAATGGAAAGTAAACTTATTTGTTCAGTACGCTTACTCCCATCATAAACTAATTCATTATTTAAATCAAGTAGAGTTTCAATATTAGTCATTACACCTTCTAATTCTGTTACAGGATTTTCATTCATCACATAAATACGAATTATAATATTAAGATAACCCCATTTAAAATCGCCTGGGTGATACTCTCTACTCTCACTACCTGCTACAACGCTAACGAAAGGGAAGTCATTAACTTCATCCCAGAAAACTAATTTATTAGTTACATTATTTGATAAATTAACATCCCAACTAGTAACTCCATCATTTGTAGCATCAATATCTTTTAATTTTTCTACTAGAGCATCTACAATTGCTCCTCTGGACTTACCACTCATATAATATCCTCGCTAAGCTCTTGATCTGTAAGTCTTTATATCAAATCTATCTCCAAATAATTCAGAAGCGATTTCTCTAATAGATTTACTTATTAAACGTCTAGGATCTCTACTAAATGATCCTTGGGCAAATCCTCTCTCAAATGTTTGATAAGGATTTTTCATATAATTATAAAATGCTGTAATTCTACCCCCTCTTGTAAGGGTAACTCTTTGAACTTCTACTGAATTAGAAAATCTGCCTGTTCTATAATTTAGTGCTGGGTCTCCCATATTATGAACTACTCTGGCGCTAATATTTGCATTGAGTATATTCTGAACAGTAATAGGAGATATATCTCTACCACTAATATTTTTTGGAATAGGTTGTTTTCTAGTTTTAGGTATAGGTCTACCTAATTTTGCAGAGTCTTTTTTAGACATTTTTCTGCGCTTTGTAATCGATTTTTTCTTTTTATTTTTTCCTATAACTTTACCATTTAAAGAGTAATTAAGTACTGAATCTATAGAACTTTCTAAATCTGGATTCATTAAATTATTCCAGATTGTTTCCATAACTTCACTGGAACTAATATATTGTTCGAATTTTTTACCTATTAATTCTCTGTATTGTCTCTCTTCTTGCTTGGTGATATTTTCTTTAGGAATCTGAGAAGTAATTACAGCATATTCATGTCTTTCCGTTAATCCTGTTATTGCATTAACTTTTCTTAATAAATCAGCAGATATAGTTACTTCTGTTTTTTCTACAAATTCTTTATATTGCTTATCTATAAAATCTGTAATATTAGAAGGAACATCTAGTTTTTCTGCAGTATATCTAGTAGCATGGTATGCTTCTGCAAAATCGCTTTCAACAACTGAAACTACATGTCCTCTACGTCTTTCTCCTGTTTTTCTACTAATATCAATTTGTAGTTCTTTGAATATAGTCTCTGTAGGTCTCCAAGACCCTACTAACATAACTTTATGTTTTTCGATCCAATGCCAATTTTTTCTACTTGGTTTAGCGGCAAGAGTGGGAGCTAATTGGTGTATATTTCTAATTTCTTCAGTATTATGTTCTCCTAAATTTCTAAGAGTATTAGTGCTTAAATCTACTATAGTCCACCTACGGTTCATAACATTAGTACGAAACTTATTCTTTTCTGGGCGCATAAATCTATGCCATTCCTTTAAAAAATCATAAGCAGTTTTTGACATTATAAAGCGTTCCTATATAAATCTAAAATTCTCTTAATATGAGGAGGGAAGTCTGCTGGAAGATTAGCTCCAGCATGTGTAACGGAACCCATACCAGATGCACTTGTAATTTTTCGAGGAATTGATTCCTTCTTTCTATAATAAGTAACTAAATCAAATGCTGCTAGTTTTAAATCATTTGGTGTTTCTGAATATCCGCCTCTGTAAGTTACTTTGATGGCATCGGGCCCTGATGGGAATGCTTTGGATTTTCCAGTATCTGGAGCTATACGATGAACTCTGTCATTTTCACTATCTAAAACATACTCTCTATCCACTGTCCAAAAATAACCTGCACTTTGACAATCAGTTTGTGTTTTATAAGTACTGTTGCTACAAGCTCCAGTCCATTTATTAGCTGTGAAATCCCAATAATCACCTACCAGTAAACCGCTTGCTGCTGAGAAGGTGACTTTTACGTCATGCTCTAACTCAGTTGCAGTAGTAGAACAAGCTACTCCAGTTTTGAAGAAGTTAGCTCCACCATCTCTAGACCACTTAAATGTTGCTCCTCCTGTTTCTATTTGAACTCGATATTGTCTACCGACCTCTCCTAGTAAAGAATCTGCATCAAAAGTTTGGATAGTTAGAGTATCTCCTGAAGTACCTCCAGTACCGTTGGAAGCTACAGAGCCTGTAATATAAGCACATGTTGCTTCTGTAGATAAAGAACTGTCAGAACATTGAGCTGTTGCAGAATTTAATAAATAATAATTACTTGAATCTGCAAAGTTATTTTCTACTGTTTCTTTATCTGTTCTGGTATCTAAACGTTCCCATACTTGAGATATATCTCGTATAGGAGTTTCTTGTAAGTAAATCCAGGAACTACCGTCACCATCAAAGTATTCTATTTTCTCTGTAGAATAATTATCAATAAAATTACGTCCACAGTATGTTTTTATAAGCGCACTGACATTATTAATCAACGTCTGAATCTTTGAATCCTTCAGAGCGTCTGCACTAGTAATATCTGCATAAGTTTTATATTCACTTAGATTTATTAGATTTGCCATAGTTATATATCAATACACTTATAAAAACAGGCTGGACCGAAGTCCAGCCAGTTTCTAAATTAAAAATACTTATTAATAAGTACCTAATTTAACACCGCCGCTATATACTTCCTTGAGACCAAGGCGAGTAGTAGCTACGATAGTACGACGCTGACGTTCAACACTGTACTCACTATCTACCTTCATGCCACGTTGCATTGGCTTCAAGAAGTCACGAGTATTGAGTGCGAAGCCCCAAGCGTTACCTGCAGCATGTGCTGACTTAAATGCCTTACTAACTACGACCTTAGAACCATAAATGGAACCAACTTCACCTGTTAGTTTAGTTGCATTAGATGCAGTAACTAAATTAGCATCCTGCCACTCTGGATCAGCCAGTAAATCATACCATGCATCCTTAGAAACAATATAGATAAGATCACTTGGATTCAGACCACGAACGCCCATTGCAGAACGCATAGCTAATAAGTTACCAGAACCAACAGTACCTGTAGTACCTACACTTGCTCCAGTAACACCGGTTCCTGCTTTACGGAACAGATCGTCAAAGTTAGTAGTAGGACCGCCATGAGTTGCAGTATCTGCACCACTAAATGCATATTCAATAGAATTACCTAAAGAACGGACCAGATTAGCACGGATGATTGGAAGAATTGGAAGGATTGCATCTTCCTCAGCTTCATCATTCAAGTATGCCTTACCTGCCAACTTATAGGTGCGCAGAGTAGTAGAAGTAAGTTGAGTACTTTGCTCACTACCGGTAGAAGTAAGTGCACCACCAGCACCATTAGTAGCACCAAGGCGAGTTGAGGAATCTACCCAAGTAGCATACCCACCCTCAGGAACCTTAGGAATTACCATAGTCTGAGCATTCAGCTGAATCTCAGGAATAAGATTAGCAATTACTAACTCCTCTTGTACATCACGATACAGATTAGTCTGTACCTGAGTTTCATACTCTGTAGTACTTGCAGAAGTTGGAATAAGAGCTCCATCTTGATTCTTCTCTAAGAGTAATGCCTTGCCGAAATCAGTATCATCGATACGACGAGATAAAGCCTTAGATAAGAAGTATGCCTTCTCATAATCATCATAAGCAAGCTTTTCTTCACGATCACTACGATCAGCAAAAGTCATCTTGCTAGTACGCATAGCTTCGATCTCTTCGGCCTTAGCTTTTAATTCATCTTGTAAAGAACCAATAACAGTAGTCATATCTTCTTGCTTATCAAGAATACGCTTCTCTACATCTTGTACGAGCTTCTCAGCTCCTGTTAAACCTGCTTCAATAATAGCTTGCTTTTCAGCTTCTGAAGCAGCTGACTTCTCAGCAACATCCTTAGCAGCCTTTTCTTTAGCAGCTTCGGCTTCAGCAGTTTTCATAGCAATGCTAGTAGCAGTCTTTTCTGCGACTGAAGCCGCAAACTTTTGTAAATCTTCTGGTGTCATATTTAACTCCGTCTCTATTTCATCCTTATCGGATTCCATTACTTTTTCTTCCAATACTTCAGTAGCGTCTGCTTCTTTAGTATCTTCAGTAGTAAATTCTTTTTTAAATTTCTCGTATTCTATGGTATCTTCAAAAGACTTAGCTATAGAAAATAGAGAATCCTGATTAGCCGGAACTGAAACTACTGAAATTTCGTGTAGTTCTAAATCCGAAATTTTGAAGACATCAGATGCTGTATCATAATCTGCGTCTTTAACTTGAAAACCCACTGAGAATGCTCTCAGAATGCCTTCTTTAACCATATCATATACTTTACCAGCTGCTTTAGTAACAGTTGCATATACTTTTAGTCCATTTGCATCTACCGTTGTTTCTGTTACTTTACCTATTGGTTGGCTATAATCATGGTTGAACAGGACAATAGGGTTCTTTAGATAATTATTTAATCCGCCTTTTGTCCATGCTTCTTCTGTGATAACATCACCCACTCTATCTACAGAAGTAGTATTAGCGTAACCAGAAATCTTAATCCCAGTTTCATCTTCTTCTATAGATTTAATGCTTGATGTTATATGAAAAAGTTTATTCATTATAATCTCCTACAGTAAAGCATCTTCATCGGCTTTTGCTGCATCTGCCATCGCTTGCGCAAGTTTAGATTTTGCTGGAGCCTTTTTTGCTTCTGCTTTTACTTCGACAGCCTCCTTAATGGAAGGATTATTATCAAAAGATAATTTTCCTTTCATATAATTTGCCATTATATTATAGTTTCCGAACCACTTTCTAATAGAATCTAATCTTACAGGAGCATTACGTCCTTCTAATTTATATTCATCTATACTAAGGATTCGTCCTTTTGCTTTAAAAAATCTTATTAAAAACTTTATAGTTTGTGATCTACCCATTATTCATTATCTCCGTCATTAT